TATTATTGTGTTTCCTTGTTGGTTTAAAATATCTATTGTACTTGTTTCCTGTAAAGTGTCATAAACATATTCAAACTCGTCTAAATCACCGAATAGTTCGCCATCATTGTACATATCAAGGGCAATTTTATCCGCCTCCTCTTGAGATGTAGCCTCAATAAATTTTATACTACTTGTCCAAATCGTACAAAGTTGATCTACTTGTACTCTAAATTCCTTTTTTTGTGTTAAGTCTTGCATAATATTTGATTTTATTGGTTATTGTTTGAATTTTCTTTGATTGTCTCGATTATTGTTTTACCCAAAGCATAAACAGGAATACAAATAATGAGGATAGCGATTAACTCGGTTAATGTAATAAATTGGTTCATTTTACTTTGTTTTTAATTGGTTAATGATTAATAAAGCAACGTTATATAAAAACGCTATGAATACTAAAGCTCCGAACAATTGGATAAATAAAGAGATGTTTTGCATAGTTGTAAAGTTTAATTTGATTAGTTAATTGATTACTTGTTAAATGTTACGTTAATGATTAAACGTACTAAATTAAAGATAAAACCTGTTAAGATTGAAGCTCCTAAAATTTGAATTGCGATTGATAAAGTGTTCATAGTTTTTGTTTTAATTGTTATTTGATAGATCAAAGATAATATATAAAATGATACAAAGTACAAAAAAGTATAAATATTTTAAAAAAAGTTTAAAGTTAACAAGTCTTTAACATATATATTTATTTATGTATATTATAATAGGTATTATAAGATACATTATATAATATATCTTATATATTGTATATAGTAGAGATACTTATATATAAACTATATACAATAAAGATATAGTTAGTAGTGTATTACTAATTAATTAGTCTTATTAGTTCTTAGTTGGCGGGGTTGAGTGAGTTTGAAGTCATTAAATTTATCATTAGCTTTGCCCCTGATAGGGGAGGGGATAGGTTGATCTATTTAACATAATATATATTATCTGTTAGGTAGAAAAGTATTAATAACCCCCTACCCGTTTAATTCGTGTAAAAGGATTGAAGGGTGCCTTGTGCCCCCTAAAATTCTGATACCAAACAATGACTTTAACTTTTTTGTATTTTGATTTTTTTTATTTTGTAATAGACACATTAAAATAAAATATAATATGTATAAACAAAGAGAATGGGATAAAAGGTATAAGAAAGGAACTGATACTGGAGCAATGAGTCATCATAGCGTACCATTACCTTTAAAGCCAATGTCTACATTGCAGGATAAGAAATATTACAAGGATGAGCCTAAACAACAAGAAAGATTAAAGTGGGCTCAAAAGCATAATCGTAAAAACCCTAAATGTCAAGAAGTGAATAGATGTAAACCAAAACCTAAGAAGTAACTTAAACCACACAACAATGAATGCGGAATTTAAAGAGATAAGTAAAGAGGCTTTTATCATAGCCTATAAGGAGAACTTTGGCAATATCACTATTAGCTGTGAAGCAGCAGGGGTATCAAGAGGGATGTACAAGTCTTGGTGTGAGAAAGATCCTGAGTTCAGAAAGCGTTTAGCTGAAATAGAGCCTGAAGAGATAATGCTTGACTTCGGAGAGCAAAAGCTAATGGAGAGGATTGCTAGGGGTGATACCTTAGCTACGATGTTCCTACTAAAAACCAAAGGGAAGCGTAGAGGCTATATCGAGAAACAAGAGGTTGCTCACGAAGGTGATGTAGTGAAGCAGATTACGGTGAATGTAGTTAGACCAGAAGAACTACCAAATATTCAAAAGCAGTTAGATGGTGATGAGCACAAGGAGTTACCTGAAGGGGAGATTATCAATTTTGATACCCAAGTAGAACCAGGAATGGTTATTCCAGCATCAAAAGCTGGAGAAATCGATGAAATTCCACTTTATGACCATGATAAAGGCGAATATTTAGACCTAAATGACCAAGATGAATACGAAGAGTAGTCTAAAATCAATTTAAAAGGCATTTACAGACGATTTAAGACACTTTTAGTATAAAATAGTACCATAATACCAAAAAGAGAAAATAATGGCTTAAAAAGCCTTAAAACCAACATGAATGAACGTAACTACCAACAAAGTATTCCAAATCTTGCAAGAGAGTCCAAAAAAAATCTCAGTTATGCAAGGAGGAACAAGAAGTGGCAAGACATACAATATCTTGACATGGTTTATCGTCAAACTACTCCAAGAAAAGGGAAAGACACTGACTATCTGCCGTTCCTCGCTACCGTCTATAAAGGGTTCTGTAATGAGAGACTTCATAGAGATACTTTCGAAATATGGGCTTTACTCAGAAGACAAACACAACAAATCAGAAAGTCTGTACTTTTTAGGAGGAAACACCGTAGAGTTTGTTTCTACAGATCAGCCTCAAAAAATCAGAGGTCGTAAGCGTAACTATCTTTTCATTAACGAGGCGAATGAGGTAAACTACGAATCTTGGATGCAGTTAGCCCTTCGTACAACCGAGAAGATTGTAATTGACTATAACCCATCGGATTACTACTCTTGGATATACGATAAGGTGATTCCTCGTGAGGATGCTGACTTTACCATTACTACCTACAGGGATAACCCATTTTTAGAAAAATCTATCGTTGAGGAGATTGAAAGGCTTAAAGATGCCGACCATGAATATTGGAGAGTTTATGGTTTAGGAGAAAGAGCCATCTCGGAAGCGACTATTTATACTCATTGGAAACGCAGAAGAACTTTCCCAGAAGGAGGGGATATATTTTATGGTTTGGACTTTGGCTTCAACAATCAGACAGCACTCGTTCGTGTCAAATTCTACGATAACGAAATGTATGTGGACCAGCTCATCTACGACACTAAAATGTCAACAGCCCTTTTAATTGATAGAATGAGGGCACTCGGCTTAGATAGGAACTCAGAAATCTTTGCTGATCCTGCAGAACCGAAAACCATTGCTGAGGTGAACAAAGCAGGGTTTAATTTGAAGAGTGCAGTAAAGGATGTCTTCGCAGGAATCAATAAGGTTAAATCCTTTCCGCTAGTAATCAAAAGTGATTCTTTGGATTTGTTAGATGAAGTAAAGAATTACAAATGGAAAACAGATACAGATGGCAATACTTTGGATGAACCTGTGAAATATAGAGACCACTTAATGGATGCAATGAGGTATGCTATATACACAAAATTTGCTAAACCGAAAAGAGGATGGGTTGTATAGGTTAAAAATTGTTTACTTTTGTAAAAACATCTTATAGCGTGAAATTTACTGAATTTATAGGAGGTATCATTCCCTTCAAAAAGAAAGCGGCAACTAATATAGGTTTCTCAAGTAATCCTTTAGCCGACTTTGCAGGTTTAATTCAAGGAAGAGTTTTATATCCTGAGATAAATCAAAAGAAATATGTAAATGACTATTGTAACAATAGTGAAGTATATGCTATCATCAAAAGAATAGCTAAGACTGTATCTACAGTTCCTTTCTACGTTTATAGCGTTAAAAACAAAAAAGCGTTTAATCAGTACAAGTCATTAATCGCAAACGCAAGTTCAGTAGCTGATTTAGCTAAAGCTGAGTTAGTTAGAGTAAAAGCAATTGAAGAAGTTGCTGATTCTCCACTAAATGATTTATTACAACAACCAAATGAATATCAATCATTCTCCGAGTTAATGGAGAACATGGTTGGTTACAAACTAATAACAGGTAATACTTACATATGGGCAAATAGATTGTCTAATGGTAAGGTGCAAGAATTAGTAGTTCTCCCATCCCAATATGTAGCTATCGTTTCTGATGGCACTATTAATGGGGTTGAAGCGTACACATTTACTTTGGTAGGATGGGATAATTTACCAGCAAGTGATGTGATACATCTTAAGTACTTCAACCCTTACTTTGACACGAATGGTCAACAATTATACGGATTGTCACCTTTACAAGCTGCATTTAGAACAGTACAACGTTCTAACGATGCAAAAGACACATCTGTTGGTATGTTGCAGAATCAAGGACCTAAAGGTGTATTGTTTGCTAAAGAAGGCAACAATGATTTCGGACCAGAGGCTGCAGGTAAACTAAAAGAAGATTTCTACAATCAATACGGAACTAAGACACAACCAGGTATTGTTCAGAACGCTGGAAGAATATTAATTGCAGGTGCAGAATTAGGTTGGTTGAACATGGGCTTGTCTCCTATTGACTTACAGTTATTAGAATCAGAGAAGATTACGCTTAGAGAACTTTGTAACGTATATGGAGTTAACTCTGCGTTGTTTAACGATCCTGATAACAAGACCTACAACAACATGAAGGAAGCTAAGAAGGAAATGTTGACGCAAGTTGTACTTCCTGAGTTAGTAGCTATTCGTGATGCGTTAAATAGATTCTTTGCAAATGAGATGGGCAGAGATACTTACATTGACTTTGACTTAACTGTGTTCCCAGAACTACAAGAGGACATGAAAGAGTTAAGTTCAATCCTTTCTCAGTCTTGGTGGATTACTCCTAACGAGAAGCGTGTGGCTATGCGTTATGAGACTATACCTGATGAGGTGATGAACGAAATCTTTATCCCTGCAGGTTACTTGCCTATAGACGAATTGACTATGTTGCAAGACCCTCGCAATGCTCAACAACAAAGCGATTATAACAGACCTCCTGTAAAATAGTAATGGCTAAAATCCTATATCCATCTCAGCAATTTGCTTTGCAACAAAAGATTGCAAGGAAATCAATCAGAGAATATCAGCCACAAATAAAGGCTGTATTGCAGAAAGATTTTGACAAAGCTGCGGATTTGGTTGCTAGTATGGGAGCACAGCAAACTGTAAATAATCGACAAGCATTATTTGACTCAAAGTCAATTAATAATATTTTACGAAATTTGTATGAGAACGTGGGCGGCTATACCGCAATGCGTTACGAAAAGATATTTGACAACTTTAAAAAAGAAGAGTCTATAGACTTTGATCCGCTAGATATTGCTGACGAATGGTTAGCATTTATGTTGTCTTATTGGACAGCTATTAGTGGAGCTAAAATGTATGGCATTGAAAATACAACC